AGGAAGAGGAGAGGGAGAGGGAGCCATGCCACGATACTCAAGTCTTACCCACCGATGGTGAAAACCATCTGGTGGTTCTGGTGCTTCTAAATTTGACGGAGGAACCCATCCCCTCGGTCGAGCGTCCTTTTCACGGGTTTCTTGTTTGCGTGATAGGTTTTTTATTCCTTTAGTACTCATATTAAGCCTCCTTCACGTGTTTTGCGTACTCTTCAAGTGGCACACCAAGTTTTTTTGCAATAGCTACCTGTGAGGGTGTGAGTTTCACAGTGCGGCGCCCTGACGGCGATTTTCTTACAACTCCAGCAACTTTTTGCTTCGGTCGATTTACATCCCCTCCATCTTTAAATTTATGGGGAAACTCTTTTCGGATTCTCCGATCAATCTCAGTATAGTATTCATCGTCTCTTGCGTCAATACCTTCTGTTATAAGTTGATTATGAATATCATAAGCTGTGTAGGTCATAGCATTATCAGTTCCAAACCATTCGTTCTTCTCGGCCCACGCAACAGCTTTTGGATCGGGCGTTTTAGGTTGTTGATCTTGAGGCTGATTATTAATTATTTCCTCTACCTCTTGTTTTGGAGCTTCTGCTATTTGATTTTTTCTTTGAACAGCTTTTGCTTTTGATACCTTTAATCGTTCATCTTCTATTGTTAAACGAGCTATTTCCTGTTGAGCAGCAACTTGTTTTTCTACATCTTGTGCATTCATAGCTGCTTCAAGTGCCCTTTTAGCAAACTCTCTTTGATTAACTAAAGCTTTTTCTCTTTCAACAAGCATACTATCATTCTGAATTACACTGGTTGATTTTAACTTATCAGATTCTTCTTTTACTTTTTTTGCATAGTCAACAGCTGCTTGTTCTCTTCTTTCAGCCTCACGCATTTTTTTTGTAAGTTTGTCAATACGTCTTTTTACTGAAGCAGAATATTCTTCAAGCTCTTCTTCCTTTGATTCTTGTTTAGGTTCTTCTTGTTGAACCTCTTCAACTTGAACTTCAGGTTCGGCAGTTTGCTGCTCTACTTTTTCTTCCTTCTTTTCGTCTTCTTTTAACTCCACTTCGACAGGATCACCAGAGGTATCTATCGGGACCATTTTGTCATTTTGTGTTTGTTCTTGCATAGAGTTCTCCATGTTTATAAAATGTTAGCTGGCAATATGTCTCTTGGATCATCAACGACAGCCAGTATTTCATCTTCGTTAACTATCCGTAGCTCGCCACCATCAATCTTTACTCGAGATCCAGCATAGCGAGTTATTATAACCCAATCACCCTCTTTACACCAAGGACCATCAGGGTATCTCTCTTTATCTGTATAGCACAAAGAACCTGTCTTTAATACTTTACAAATATTTGTTGTTATTTGTGATTCATCAATTGTTTCATCGGTTAGATGAATACCGCCTTTTGTTTTCTTTTTTAATTTTAAAGGAAATAAAACTATTCTCCAGCCTACTGGTTTTGGAACTTTTTCTAATTCGTTTTTCTTTTTCTCTGCCTCTGCACCATCCCATACGTGTTTTGGCACGATTAATTTAGGTTTAGTCTTCATCATCTCGCTCCATTTTTCTTAGCAGGTCAAGGAGTTCCTGTTCTGCTTCTCTAAGACCGTGAAGTTTACCAGTCAAATACCGATAAGTATCCCAATCTTTTACATTATTACATATAGCTTCTTTTGTAGCGTCTTGTCTAGTTTTTAGTTTATCTTTGAAATAGGTAAATAAATTTTCTATGTGCATGATTTCATTTGATCCGATAATTTTTTACAGCGATTTGGAGTTTGACGATTCCATTTCGAATCTAACATCTCCAGACTCGCGCCGTTAAAATCTCGGTCCTGCAGGCATTTCCACATATTTTTAAACTTGGACACGCCTGTAGGGCCAAGTTGAAACACCATCTCCGTTAGAGTGTGTTGTGCAGTCGTTGGTAAATCAGTAACACCGTTGTTTTCCATAAGTGTTCTAGCTTTACCAATCGCATTGTTTAAATCTTTATCAAATACTTCTTGTAACTCTTCTTTTGTATAAGTTTTGCCTTCTTCAAAATTATCATCAGGGGTAACTTTATGGCCCCAGCCTATCGTAGCGAATCCTTCGGTGTCCATGTATACGTGATCTTTAAAGCCTTCGGATAATTTTACTGAACCAGCTAATTCGTCGTATGTCACTTAGCAATCCCTTTCGCCTTCTCAAAACTTCTCATTCCCGCAACTCCGAGCATTGAAGTGACAATTGCTAGTAAGGGGCCAGTCTCGATAGCAGGCGGTACAATGTCCATACCTGAAAATTTTGCATACCATTCAATACATGGAGATAATATAAAAGCAAAAAATAAGGCAAGGGCTCCGCACCATCCTATTGCAGGTCGCCAGCCAGCAACGAATACGCTGCGATGGCTGGCTTCCTTTGCATTAACATCTAATTGTTTTTCTGCAAGCTTTTGTTGTAAGCGTTGCATAAGAATCTTTTTATCTAATTTTTCTTCCTCACTCGTATGAAGTTCATCGACAACTTTTGAAATGGTTGCTAAGGCTCCGCCTTTTCCACCACCAAGTAAACCGCCGAGTAGGTTAAGCACTATGCTGCTCCGCCTGTCATCCAGCTAATTATCCAGAGAACAACGATAGCTACTATAGCCGCCTTGATCCAGTCCTTCATTTTCCAGTCTGACCATTCTTTGATATGTGACCAGAGATCTTTCAGTAGATTCATACTACCTCCTTGTTTAAGTGGGGGATTATACTATTTTACGCCTTTGAAAGCTACCTTTTTAATTTGAACCTTGCTTGTCTGCCCTTGTGGTCCACTTCCTTTGTTTTGTTTTACAACAAAAGGAGAGTAAACAATAGCAGCGTCAGAGGCATCTTTTCTATTAGGAAAAGGATTTTTGTGAGGTACTTCAGTCATTTTTGCGTTTTTAAACTTCATGATCTTGCCTTTCCATAGCCACGTTGAGCCAGTCTACCTGCTAGACCACCTTGTTTCATGCCCATTTTTTTTAAACCATTTATTTCGCCGCCTTTTTGTTTTTTAATAACACCGCGGCCTATTAAAACATCTTTTTTAGTAACTTTACCGTCACCACTCATATCAGGAAATCCACCTGCTTTTAATTTACTTATTGAACCGCCTCTTGCGTTTGATTTAATTGGGTTTGTTTTATTTTTTAATTCTCTTACTCCTTCACCCTTATTCATTTGTGAAAGAATTTTTTTAATGCGTTCTAAAGTAGTGTCTACTCTTTTTCGTAAATTCTCGGTTTTTTTATCATCTGGATCCAATTCATCATATCTTCTTTGTATCAACGATTTAATATTTCTTAGTTGAGGTCTCGGACTTTTCTCTGTATTTGTTACATTACCCTCTGATAAAAGTTCTTTAGCTTTATCAAGGGCTTTTTTTACTAACTCTGTACTCATAGTTTTCTCCTTAATGTATAGTCGGTTTTAAAAGATTTAGCAAGTCTCTTCCGTTGTGATCCATAATATTATTATATTCCTGTTCATTTAAGTTATTATGATACAACATTTTAGCTACAGCCATCATTGCACCCGCTAAAAGTATCTGTTCTTCTTGATTTGTAACCGCTGTTTCAGAAAAATTCATTAATTCGTTGAAATATTCTTGTAATTTATCGGTTGCGGTTAACATTTTTGTCATTTTGTTTAGATAGATTAACATTTGCTCTTAATTGTGCAATATCTTCTTGTGAATCTATTCTATCTTGCGCTATTTTTGCTGTTTGACGTAATTTTTCTTGATCTAAACCTATATTTGCTTCATCAACCATCGCTTTTCGCTCTATATCTTGCGCTCTAAGGTTAATTTCTTGTTGTTTTAGGTTTACAAGAGGGTCTTGATTCGATTCTTCTAACGCAGCAGCCTCTTCTGCAACCATTTGATCTGTCATTTCAGCTACTTTTTCTGAAACTTGACTCTCAATTTGTTCTTGAAGCTGTAATTGTAGTTCTTCTGGTATTTGACCACCGTATTGAGCAGATATTTGCTCCATTTCCGCTCTTGATTCTTCTTCTACCTCTTCTCTTGCTTGAATACTGACGTGATCCATAATGTGAGATTGTAAAATAGCCATCACTTGAGGATTAGTTTTTACTAAAAAGGATGACATTAACGCTCTATGAGCATCAACGTGAGCCATTTGGTTCTGCCCTCTAAACGCTACCAACGATTGACCACTTAAAGCTGCCGCATTTTCTGTTCCAGGGTCCATTGGTTGAGGTTCGGAAGGAACGGGAAGTAACATATCTATATCTTTTACACCCAGTGCTTGATACATTCTTCTATATGCCTCGTACATATTGTGCGCACCAGGATCAGCCTGTGCCAATTGTAATTGAGTTTGTGCCAACGTAACACGTTGTGCCATAGAAAATATGTTAGGATCAGATACAGGAATAATATCTATATCACTTGTAAAGTCATCTTGTTTCAATCCACGTATTTGATCTCCGCCTAATTCATATGGATATTGTGGACCTAAAGATTCAGAAAATATTCTCGCTAATAATTTAAATTCTATCTTTTGTGCATAGTGTAATCTTTTATGTATGGCACTCATGACTCTCGCACCACGTTCCATTAGTGCCATCGTTGTGCCAACAGGAGCTCCTGCTTGTGCGGCGTCCCCTAATTTTTGATCAGCAATCGCTGCAAAACGAGACCCTGCTTCCACACAAAAACCTAATAACTGAAATAATGTTTGACTTGGTTCTTTGTAAGGTAAAGGTAACAACCCTTCACGCAAACTACCGCCAGGTGCATCAACATCTCTGAACTCTCCTGGTTGTAAAGGGGAGTCGTCATCAGCAACTCTTAATCCCCTCGCTTTGAAACCAGCGGGTAGGTTAGATAATGTACCTGCATCTAGTAATTGTCTGAGTGCAGCAGTAGCAGTTCGTGATAAACCACCAAGCATGTGAATAAGACCAAAACCATAAAAACTAAAACCAGGTAAAAATTTATAATGAACAAAATATTGACGTTTTCTTTTTCTCTCGTCCTGTTCATCGTAGTTCCTGTAAATAGATAAAACATTAGAAGAACCTTCATCGATGGTAACAATATAAGGAACTTTAATTCCATCATCACTGTCAATACCTTCAATGTTTAAGTCGACATGAATTTCTAATAATTGATAATCTTCATCATGATAACTTTTTTTAACACCAGATATTTTTGCCTCTTCTTCTTGAAGCGCTGTCTCATTATCAAGAACAGATAAATCGACATCACGGTACATTCCTGCAACTTGCATTTTACGTACATCATTTTTTGTTCTTCTAATGACGTGTGTAACTCTTTCACATGAAGGAAAGTCTGTTGTTTGATAAGGAACATATAAATCATCACTTGACACAAATTTAGATACCGCTCTTCCTAAAGCGTCATCATAGTAAACTTTTTTAAATGCTGAACCTGATAACGGTAAATAAAACAGTAATGAGTCCATGTCAGGATCATATTCTTCCATCTCATACGTAATTTGAAAATTCATATAATCTTTAATACGTTGTGCTTGTTCTTCTTTTTGCCGTGTTACATTTCCTAAAATTTGTGTATTAACAGGGCCACCACTTGGCAACATTTCTTTATAAGCTTGTGCTTGAAATTGTGTAATAGCTTCGGACAACATAGGATGTGTCACGGAACTCGCTCCTTGGAAAGGTTGCGATCTTTCGGTGTATTTAAATCCTAAAAGGTCTAATCCTTTTTTGTAGGTATCTTCCCAATCTTTTCTTGATGCTTTATCATCTTCAAATGCTTGACGTAGTTCACTGGAAATATTCTGTAAAACTTTTTCGTCCAGCACTTCTGCCAAATTCATATCAAAGCTTGTTGATAGCTCCTCTATCTGCTCTCCAATAATAGCAGATCCGTCTTCCATCATTTCAACATTAGGTGCAAGACCATCAGCAAATTGCTGACCTTCAACCTCCACCATTTGTTCAATAGCTTCTTCTTGTTCTGGTATAAATCCTATTGGTTTTTCTACTGCCATTATGCTGCCTCAAATATATCAATTAATTCTGGAGTATACACAAGTCCTCCTTTTTTTCTATGAGTTTTATGTGGTAATAGCATCTCAGGTGTAATTTTTATAGCATAAACTTTTCCAACATTAGGTACATCAATAATTTTAATTTCTGAGTTGTTTTCTTTTGATGCTCGTTTTAACGCTTTTTCTACTGTTGAGGTGTAGTGTTTTCCTTTTGTATCAACACTATCAGGGCCCCCATAGAACTCTTCGGTGCCAATTCCCTTCATATCTTTAGTTCTTTGATTGATTGGAGTAGATGTTCCTCCACTCTGACTATATCTTTTTTTCACAACATCGGCAGGTGTTACCGCATACCATGTCGCTGCTCCGTCCACCTTATCCACAAATAAACGTTGAGCTGCCTCTGCCAAGTCTCTCTTGATAAGTGCCTCTCCCCATTCATCTCTTGTTTTAAATGGTAGGTTTGGAAATAATTGTTTTAAAGCTCCTTCACTTAATCCAATATTTAACTCTTTCAACATTTTCTTTTCTAAAGCAATTGCTTTATTCATTGCTTTGATAGCTTCATCACTCGGTGCTGGGCCGCCTTTTGACACCACTTCAATCGCTTGTTTATTTTTTCTAAAAGCATCAACAAAACCTTGCATCTCCTCTGCTGTATTAAACATCGGTCTAAATATTGTTTCGTTTGCTGTGTAAAATTCTAATACTTCAGGTTCTACGTTTTTTGCAGTACCTGAATAGGCCACTCGTTGACGAGCAAGTTCTCCTAATCGTTGCTCTGGAGGCATATCCAAAATACTACCCAACGATTCTCGTAATTTATTTTCTAACTGTTTTGCTTGTTGTAAAATATCAGACTGTATCTCATCCGCAAAAGTAAGAGTTATTTCTTGTCCTTTAAGAGTTGCCTCCATTCCTTGTAAACGTGCAGCATCTTCTTGTATCTTCATTCTAAACTGTAAGATCTGTTGTTCTAAAGCTGGATCAATACTGTTGAGTTTTGCCATGGTATCAGCTTCATTCAACACGTTTCTCATTTCTTCTCGTGTTAAATTATCAACATCATCTAATTCTATCAAACCCTCTCGTTCTAATCTTCTTACCGCAGACGATTCTAATCCTAGTAATTGATTTTGTAATTTTTTCTGATTCTTCTTGAGCGTGCGAATTATAGTAGGATCTACTGCTAGTTCAATTCCTTGTGGTGTTTTCTCAACAGGTAATGTTGCAGTGCGGTCCGTGAGCCGCGACCAACCGATCACGTATCGTTCTGTAAAGTCATGAACATTACCAGGTAAACTATCAGGATCTTGCGGAATATGTTTTGGTTCAAGATACAATACGGATTCTCTATAACTTCCAGCTTTAGCACCTGGTTCTTGATAACCATTATATTTTGCATCTTTAGTACCACCGTAAGCAGAATTACCATACGTCACTGATTCTACTTTACGCATTGGTGCTTGACGCACAATCCTTAACATATCAGCGGTATTAAGAGGTTGTCCGTTTTTCTTTTGTAAAGCAATATAGTTTTCTAAGATATTATCGACAACTTCTTTTTTTGAAATTTGTTTGTTCTGTAAAAATTTATAAAAATCTTCCGACGAATTAAATGTCTTTGGTGTGTTGGGGTCCATGAGCCGCGCTTCAAGGCCCGAGTAAAACACAGACTCAGCATCTTCTGGTGAATCAATAATTGTTTTCTTTTCTTTTGGTGTCCCGACAGCAGTGCCTTCGGTAGGTGTATCTAAAATAATATCAATATCTTCAATTTGTTTTAAAACTTCTTCTTCTGTTCCAAGTTTTTTTGAAATATCATCTAAAATTTTCTTTTGATTTTTTGTTAAATCTTGTGTGAGAATATTTGGTTTCGGTACGTCGCCCACGGCCCACATAGGAACTTTGCCAAATAATTTACCACCCATTGCGACTTCTGTTTCTTGGTATCCTGTTTTCTTTGCTTCTTCAAAAATGTCAAAGTCAGCCATGGATTCAAAACCTGATTGATTGAGAATATCCTGTATATTTACATCTTCTTCTATTCCTGAAATCATGGAATCGGTAAATTGACCTGGCTCACCGCCCACGGACATTGGTTGAGGATACACAGTCCCATCATTAAGTTCAACACTGATGTTAGGGCTAATTTCTTGATCTGCTGTTAAATTATTTACAAGTTTAGGGTTATTCATAAAAGGAGCTGGTTGTAAAGTTTTGTCCATCATGTCTTGCATATATCTTTCATTTTCAGCCAGATCTTTTGCATTATCAATTATATCAGGCTGTGACTCAACAACATAATCAAATTCATTTTCACCTGTACTTACACCTTCTTTAAAAGATGTGATGCTTGATTGTACTATTGGTAATTCACTAAATTTTTTTAAAGCATCAGCTGGTAATCCAGCCATGCTTTTTATATCTTGTGGTAACTTACGAGAACCAATATCCTCAAAGAAAAATTTAAGACTTTCTCCTATTTTTCTATTTAAGGGTAAATTTTTATCACGTTCTTTTTGTGCCTCATATTCTTCAGTTAACTTTTTTGTCAGCTCATCAAGTTCTTCTTGTGAAGCTGGCTGACCAAAAACAATATCATATATATCATTGTATGCTATGGATGGAGTAGCATCACCACCAATTAATTTTTTATTATAAAGTTCTCCTAATATGTTTTCATTATTTAAAACTATATAACCTACATCATTAATTAAAACATCTTCAGGTTTTACGTTTGTATTATAATGTTGAGAAAATTTAAGAGCAGCCATATTTTTTAAAGGGCCATCTATAGTTCCGTCTCCAGTTGATTTTGCAGTCAAAATCTGAGACAATAAACCAATACCAGTTCCTGTTTTAACAATATTAGAAGAATTTGAAAGTCCTCTTATTAATATATCTCTAGATGGCACGGCCATGTGTTTTACTTGTTTAGCAGCGCCTTTTATAAAATTTAATGCTTTGTTTCCTCCCGTTTTGCCTTTAAAATTTTTTATTACTCCTGGTCCTCTGTTGTGAACATGATCGACCCAGTACGGAAAAGCTCTTAAAAGTTTGTCATATATTTTTGGTTGTTGTTTTTTTATTTTATCAAGAGCTGCTTCATATATATAAATGCCAGCGCCCATCCCCCCTACAACCTTTGCGGTATCAGCAGCGCCCGCCGTTACTGGTCCTGTTCCCTCGGGGTATTCTTCTGCTTCTAAAGCAGAAACCATATTATTTAGTTCGCTAGCTGATATAATCTCTGGTCCACCCACGAGATCCATTGAATATTTTAATAAAGCAGTTGGATAATACAAAGGAAAAATAAGTTCTTCCGTCATCCAATCAGCAGCACCAGGAATAACTTTACTTAAAATTCCGAGTATTCTTTCCTCTCGTCGTTTTCTTATCTTTTCAGCAGATACATCTTCAAATACATTAGCCTCAGTCATAATTGTATTCTAGCACTTCTTCAAAGGAAGCGAAACCCCCATCTTCAAATCCATCAGGCAATATAAACTCACCATCTACATTTTTTATATTTCTATTCATTTTTGAGGGATCTAAATCTAAATTACTTCCAATATAGCTAAATTTTTTTACACCCCTTAGAGAATTAATTAACTGCCCAGAATCATAAAAAGCTTTACCATATGCTTTAAATTTACTTGTTTTGTCGTTAAATATTCTAGATTCTAATCCTAATATTTTCATATCTTTTATAATTGCATCTCTTGTTCTCTCTAATTTCTTTAACATTTGTTTTGAATCCGCACTTCGTAATAAAGTAGAAGATAAATCTTTAATTCCATCAAGAACTTTTACAAGATCTGTTTCCAAACGAATGTGAATTTTGTTTCTTGGCTCTGTTGTAAAAAAAGTAGGATATTGTATTTGTTTTAAATTAACTTGATCACCTTGATCAAGAATTGCTAATCTTCTTGTTTTCATTAACTCGTGTCCTTTTTCAAGATTAGGTATCTTTGGTTCTATATAAATTAACTTGTTTACTCCAGGAGGAGTTTTTGCATCTTTATCTCGTTGTACATTAATTTCAATTAAATCACTTTGTTTATCCCAATCTAAAAATTGAACGTTTCCATCTTCATCCAAAATAGGTTTGCCTTTAACATCTCTTTTTATGTAAACACCTTTCTTCAAACGATTATAAACTTTGTTTTTATAACCTGTATAACCTTGTTTTGAAAAATCAGTTTTTAAGGTTGGATCAACATTAGAGTAGGATGTCTTTTTGCTGACGTTATAATCTGGTGACGATAAAATATCTTGTAGTGTTAATTTATCTCTTAACGATAACTCCATTTCTTCTACTTGTTTAACTTTTTTTATTTCATCAGCATTTGTGTAAATTAAACCATCCTGTCCCTTATAGGGAATAACATCATTACCTGCATAAAAATTATCAAGTAAGTCATCAGCATAAACATTAAAATTTTCTTGATCTTGTAATTCTTTTGGAGTGTTAGTTGTATAACCTCCCACCTCATTAATATCTTTACCTCCATAATTAATATAAAGTTTTTTATTAAGAATATCTTTATCAGCTTGTTTTTTAATTACATTTGTTGCAATCTCTAGTCGAATGTCGTAAGGTGTATTTCTATACTCAGGGTGACTTCCTAAAATATTAGCCTCTCTCATAGCTTGAGCGTTAATAGCCTTTTGGTATTCATCCGCTGTATTAGCGCCTGCGAAACGAGAATCTTCTTTAATATATCTTTCATAATAATGATCATTAACACCTGTGTTTTTTGACTTCTTAGCTTTATTGCCCTGTGCTTCTAATAATTCTCGTTCTCTCTGTAATCTTTGTGCCATGAGGTCTACTGCAGGTCGTTGTTCTAAAGTGTCTGCTGTTGTTACTGTTTCTATACCTGTCTTTTTTTGTTCAGACTTTGCCATCTGATTTTCTATAATTTTTATCTGTTCAAGTGCCTCACGCGCATTATCGGGTTTACCCTCCAAAGCAAAATCCAAAGCTTTTTTTCTTAATTTCTCTATAAGTTTTCCACTCATTAATAATACTCCTGCATACCCACAATGAGCCGTGGCTCGTCCTTGTAGTCTGAATCTAATTGTATGAAGTTCCCCTGACGGAAACGCAACAACGCTTGTGTTGTTGAATCGACCAAATCGTCATGATCACCATACGGGAAAGCGGCGCACTCTTCAATAACTTCTTCTGCCCAGCGATCGTCGGTTGCCCATACTTGACCCGCTTCAAAAAGTGGAGCTACGGAGTTTACACGTACATGCTTATCATTGCCCTTACTAGGCGTATAAGTTACTACAGGAATTCCTAATTGACGTAGCTCCTGTGTTAAGGGCATACCAGAAGCTTTCGCTTCTATCAAGATTGTTTCAGGTTCCCAGTATTTATACTCATCCATGGCAATCTCTTTTAACTCAGGAAAGTCCCAACGACCCTTGCGCATAGCGAGAAGGATGATGTTCCATGGGCCGTGTTCCACGGGTTTAAATACACCCCACGTTGTTATTGCACTAAAGTCAGCAGTTTCTTTTTTACTAAACGCGGTGTCATAACTTTGTATAACATGAGTTAAATCAGGAACTTTTTCTTTGGGCCACACCTTCCACCATTCTCGTTTAATAATAGATCCTTCTTCAGACGTTGGTGCTTGTTGCCATTGTGCCTGCCACTTCTGTTCGGACAAAGAAGCCTTGACTCCTTGCAATTCTTCTATCTTCCAAAACTGTGGCCATAACGGTTTGTCATTCAAGACAGCTGGAAACTCGACCACCTCCCATTGATCGGCGTGTTCGTTCGTTTGTTGTGATAATAATTTTCCCGTAAGATCCTTTGTGGACCAACGAGTCATAACTATAACAATAGCACCACCAGGTTGTAGACGCTGTCGAGGTCCAGAGGTGTACCATTCATAGGCGTTGTCCATAGCTGTTTGGCTGAGTGCGTCTTGCTCGGAGTGAGGATCATCAATAATAAGGAGATCAGCGCCACGCCCAGTAATAGCACCACCCACGCCAGCAGCAAAATACTCTCCACCAGCGTTAGTTGTAAAACGCCCCGCTGCCTTAGAGTCTTGTGATAAGCTGACAGTCGGGAAAACATCTTTAAAATCTTGTTGGTCAAATAGGTTCCTCACTTTCCTACCAAAATTATACGACAATTCTGCAGTATGTGTAGTTTGTATTATCTTTAATTTAGGCTTTTGTCCAAGCATCCATGCAGGAAATAAATTTGATGCAAACTCTGACTTCGTATGTCTAGGTGGCATATTAACAATCAAACGTTTTATTTTTCCACGTGAAATGTCTTCAAATTTTTTTGCAATAATTTTGTGATGTGAACCTGCAACAAAGTCTGGCCAAACTTTTTTTACAAAAGTTAGGAAGGAGGAACGGGACTCCTCTGACACTTTTAGCTGCATTTCCCTTAATTGATATTTTAATACTTCTGTTGGAATTTCAGATTTTTTCATAAAAAAGTTATATCATAGTTTGTGTTTGTGTAAAACTCAAGCACTAGGATAAAACCCACGATTGACGCCCGAAAAGGGGTGGTCGGGTGTTCGAAATTACCATATCTAGTTTGAGATAGTTTGTAAGTACCTAGATGTTGTGGTGAAGGTATCACCAGGAGAAGCAGCTGCCTGGTGTGCAGCCTGGTGATGACATAAAAAAAGGGGCGGATAAACCGCCCCTTTTGCCAGCCCTCGAGGGAAACTGTTAGTATGGTAGTCGAGTGAACATTATCAACAACTGCATTGACATCATTAACAAGATTAAAGCAATTAATTCCTTCATCTTGGTAAATGTTGTGCCAATCGTTGCATGATACGTTGACCCCAATCCTTAACGTATTGAGGACAGTTAGGGTCAAGTACGATTGTTTCGACTTCACTTTCCAAAACTTTATATAAAGCTTTCCAATTAATGTTATCAACATGAGTTGCTCTAACATCATTTGGATTAGGAGTAGCAACAGCATTATCACGAGTTCTTAAACCGAACGTCTGCTCAACTACTGCTAATCTCTGAGATAAGTCGTTATCATTATCTGGCATTTTGATTTCTCCTTTCTACCTACCTCTTTAATCCCATTTTATTTTATAATCAACAACTTTATTTCTTTTTTGTGGATAACTTTTTTTACTTGATAACACCCAGACAAGTGACTGACGGGGAGCCATGCACTATTACTATATACTACAAGCCCCCGCCCCCGCGATGTAATGGAAATGCAGACGTAAAAAAAGGGGGCGTAAGCCCCCTCGACCGCTTAGGCATAATTGGAACTAAGCAGAAATTCTAAAGTCTGCAACCTCGTCTATCGTTGCTTTTTTGTTTCTCGACACCGTAGTTTCCGATAAAGGCATAGCTTGTATCGTTTTATATTCCGTTGGAACTTTGCACTTGTGGTATTCCAACTCGCCGAGTTTTTCTTTGACAAGGGTACTGTCAATTTTAGCACCCAGTTTTTGTTGAACATGAAGTGAATAATCCTTACCATGTAATAGGTTAGCGTTTTCGCCAAACGCCAAGTCTATCATTAGTTGTCGGTTTACTTTGATAAAGTCAGCTAGAACTTTTTGCATTGTTAAGGCACGACCATAGGCGTCTATGATTGCCTGTTTATTTCTTTTGCTAACACTAGCTTTGCTTTGGTGTGCTTTTTCTAGCACTTCTAATATATTAACAGTTTTTGACATTTTATTTTCCTTTCGTCTTTCTAGTTAATTATCCCTTTATATCCCATTCTATTCTATTTGTCAAATCTTTTTTTATTTTATTCGCGATCGTTTTTTCCCAGCAGGTGACGTGCCCAGAGAACTTACTACTATATACACACCACGGGCAAAAGCCCGTGATGGAGATGGAAACTACCAACTGCACTCATAGGTAATGGTATGTCCTTGGTCGATTTGTGTTCTCGCCCAATCACACGCCTCTTTGTCCTGTTGGTTGTACTCCCTGACTTGTTCTTCTTGAAACTGTTGTCCCCAGAAGAATCCGTCTGATGCGAATGAGTGATAGTATTGTGCTTCTATCTCATTTTCCCACTCGTCCAGCATCTCTTTGTCCAAGACTAACGGCTTATCATCTGCATTGAATCCGAGATGACCTAATGCAGATTCATCATCTTGCTTACCATTCTTCTCTTCCCATTTGCGAGCCATGAATACTTGCAACCTTGCGTGCTTTCTCCAGTAGTAATCTTTCTCGCCTGATGTACTTAACATAGTTTGGTCTAGTCCCATATCTTTCTCCTTTGTTAATGTAATGTACTGTAATCCCATTTCATTTGATAGTCAAGGATTATTTACAGCTTCACGGAAGGTGACGTCCCTGAATAACTACTACTATAATACCCACGACCCGAATCCACAATGCAATGGGGATGAAGTCAGAAAGGAACAACAGTCCAATCAAGCTTCCCGACCAGAGCTACCACAGTGGTTACCATCAGCAGTGTAACGGCCGCTACCTGCTGCGGGAACAGCAGCAGGAAGACGATGTAAATCAATAATGCGGAGACTAAGTAATGCAGCATCAGCCAATCATCTCCTGCATCTGAGTCCAGGCATCAGCGTCTGGCTGCACCAGGAGATGCGCTCCGTCACCCCAGTCCAGGTACCAGTATTCAAGGCGATGGATGGAGTTGTCCTTGTTAATGTAAGCGCGCAGCTCGTCGCTGGGCCCGCCCCAGCTAAACTGCCAGCGCCAATAACCTTCCAATTGGTCCTGGAATGTATGCGGCTCTACATAGTCGAACCCGAGTCCTTCAAACTCGGGATCTTTCAGATCTTCCTGCCTCTGCTTCCACTGCCCGTGGACCAGGTCGGCACATGTTGTTAATACTGTCACTGTCTCAGTCATTTTCATCTATCCTTTTTGATTCAATGCAATCTTCATGTTCCCAACTGTCATAAGATTCATGTAATGTTTCTGAATTACAAAATTTATCTAATGTTGAATCATCCTCCCACTCTTCTTCCGAACAGGTAATGAAGTAGGTTCTTTGCACATTATATGAATGTGTCACTCTATATTCTGGCATGTTATATCCTTTCTAATGTAATGT